CTCACGTTATCTGTATCGCTTGCTGGTGGCATTTTAGGAGCAGCTTTGTATCACTACTTTTTGTAGTTAAAAAAAACGGGCTTGCAATTAAGTAAGCCCGTCTATAGAATGAATGTGTTGGTGAAGACGTTGAAGCGTCATTCGAGCCAGCGAGATTGTAGGAAGAACCAGCGCCAACACAAGTGTAGTTTATCTTACGCGTTTGGACGTTACAAGACCTTTCCGACATTTCGCAGCTTGAATCCGACATTAATAATGTGGGTTTCTTTAGTGTTGCCACGATAAAAAACAACTCTCATGTCACCAAGACTTTAAACTGGGATAGCACTTACCGCACAGGATTGATGGGACTGACCGAAGCAGCAGCAATGCCGAGGTACAAACATACTTAGCGGACACAGTAGGGAGCAGACCAGCTCAACATGGAAGTTGAATGGTTTATGCAAATTACGGTAGGTGGATCAGCAAATAGCATATCGTTGGTAAAGGTTCCTAGTTTAAAAACATAGGTGTCCCAAACCATCTAAATGACTACTATGCTTAAAATTTATTGGGGCAATAATAATGAGAATAACGCTTAACCAAGCTGAACAGAAACTAGCCATGTACTTAGCTAAAGCTAGGTATGATGAGAACAGGGCCAAGGGCAATCCAGACAGTAAGTTAAGCCCATCGACAAACAAGGAAATAGAACTAGACGGTGTGGCAGGCGAGCTAGCCGTATGCCGAATCTTTAACGTCTACCCAGACACTCAGACAAGCTACGATGAATACCCAAAGTATGATCTTATGACTGCCAAGGGAAGCAAGGTTGATGTTAAGACAACGCAGTACAAAAATGGCAGACTACTGGCTACACTAAACAAAAAAGTATGTGATGTTGACATATATGTACTTGTTATTGGTTCGTTTCCCGTATATGATGTTGTTGGTTGGGCCAAATCAGAAGAACTGATAGCCCCCAAAAATATAATGAATCTAGGCAGGGGTGATGGTTATGCTCTTAGCCAAGATCAACTAAGGGCATTCAAATGATCAATCTAAGACCGCACCAAGAGCAAGCTATTCAGATGCTCAGACAGTCTCTACGAAGTGGCAAGCGCAGGCCAATACTTGCAGCACCATGCTCATTCGGTAAGACCATCACGGCAGCAGCATTGATGGCATCAGTAGCAGCTAGAGGCAAGCGTGGCATTTTTATCTGTGACCGCATTAAGCTGGTTCAGCAGAGCCTAGAAGAATTTACTAATCACGGTTTGCAGTTCGGTGTGATACAGGGCAACCATGAGTTAACCAACCGTCACGCACCCATCCAGATTGCCAGCATCCAGACATTGGCCCGTAGGCCCAGATTGCCTGAGTTTGATCTAGCCATTGTTGATGAATGCCAGACACATTACGCATCATTGACTAAGATTATGGAGACATACAACAACGTGCCTTTCATTGGCCTGTCAGCTACGCCTTATTCTAAAGGTCTGGGCAAGCATTACGATGATTTGATTGTGCCAATCACACCACGCGAGTTATTAGAGCAGGGCTATCTATGCCCAGTAGATTACTACGGTGGACGCAAAGTTGCATTGAAGGGTGTTAAGACCAAAGCCTTGGCGACAGGTGGCAGTGATTACGATCCAGCTAGCCTAGCAGCAGCGACAGAAGAAGATGAGGGCTTAGTGGGTGATATCGTGCGTAACTGGCTTGAGCATGGTGAGAACGGTCAGACCATTGCCTTTGCACCTAGCATCAAACATAGCAAGCACTTGGTTGAGACATTCAATAACGCTGGTGTAAGCGCAGAGCATATTGATGGCTACATGGACGCAGAGCAACGACAGGTCATTTATGATGCCCATGACCGTGGTGAATTTAAGATACTTTCATGCTCACGCCTACTTAACACTGGCTATGACGCACCAACGGTCACTTGTCTGATTGACTGTTTCCCTACCAAATCACTCATTAGTTTTGTACAAAGAGCAGGCCGTATTATGCGTACAGCCGATGGTAAGGGCAAGGCGGTGTACTTAGACCATGCTGGGAACGTAGCGCGTCACGGGTTTGCAGAGGACGTTGTGCCTGATGAATTAGATGACGGCAAGGAACGGTTTAACGAGAAGAAGCAGACCAAAGAAAAGAAGGAACCAAAGGTTAAAGACTGCCCCCAGTGTACACAGCAGATGGTTGGTCTACGATGCAAATGCGGCTATGAAATCCCGTTGACTGAGCAGCTAGAGTCTACTGATGAAATCTTAGTTAGGTTAACTCCAGAGCAGCGCAACAGAAAAGACACCAAAGAAAACAAGTCTACGTTCTACAGTGAGCTACTGCTGTACACCCGTAGTAAGGGATACAAGGAGTCATGGGCAAACCACAAGTACCGTGAGCGATACGGTGTATGGCCTAACGCTATCAAACCGCACATGGTTAATGGCATAAGTGATGAAACCAGAAGTTACATTACCAGCACACAGATACGCTGGGCTAAAAGCAAAGGAGTTGCAGCATGAGCGTAGAGGCGATATTAACGATGCTAGAGGGCGTTAAGTCTAACGGGGCTAACAAGTGGGTAGCCCTATGCCCAGTTCACGGTGACAAGACTGCAAGCATGGGTATCAAGGAACTGTCAGATGGCAAGGTGCTGATTAACTGCTTTGCCTGTGGTGCTAACGCAATGGAGATTGTCGAGGCTGCTGGGTTGAGCGTCAGTGAGCTATTCCCACCCGACTCAAGCAGACCTGCTGGCCCTAGCCGTGAGCAACGAGCGACTATAGAGACTGACAAGGTGTGCATGATGATCTATGAGGCTGACAAGCGTGGTGGCAGGCAACAATCATTAGCTGATTACAAGCGTTACAAACTGGCTAGGGAGCGTCACGCTGCAATGACAAGTTCTGAACGAAGTTCAGGGTAATTCGGAAACCCTGAAATAAATCACATATTAGTTAACAAAAGTGTTGCACATATCAACAAAAGTGTTATAATAGTTCCAAGTTAAGTAAATAAACAAACAAACAAAAGGAGCATCAAATGACATATCAAGAGCGTTTAGATTTTATAAATTTAAATAAAAATTATGTTAAGCCATTAATGCCAGCAAAAGAAAAAAAAGAGTTTGATAATTTTTGCAATTCTCAAGCAGCCTTTGAATCACTTAGAATTAAAAATAAATAAATTAATAACGGGGCTACGGCCCCAAGGAGTATCACATGAGCAGCTATACATATTATGACCTTCAAGCAGACCTAAAGAACCATGCCAAAGACAAGCATGATGAGGATGTGGCTAAGTGGCTACAAAGCCGTCCAGAAGTGGGTGCTTTAAATAGCGGTAAGTTCTACATACACGCTGGCCCTAATCGGGTTTACACAGAAATAGAAATATTCTCGTAAATAGTTAACAAAAGTGTTGCACTCTTCACAGAAGTGTTTATACTGGTTGTAAGTTAAGTAACTAACCAGAACGGAGCATCACATGACTGACTACCAACTTGTTGAAATCCACCTAAACAACAGCGATTTATCGCTATCTAACTTAGCCGCTATCAGTAACCGTACTGAGGTAGAGGTTCTTGTTGTACTAAAGGACTCTAACTACATCAATATTCTAAAGGGGCAGTAACATGAGCAAGCTACTAATTACTACTCAAACCAAAGAAAACTACGCAGCGCATGATTGGGACGGTGAGGGTGTTTGTCCTGAGTATTGGAAGTTCAAAGGCGGCAGTGATTACATCGTACTTGATGTAGACGTTAACGCAGCATCAGAGGTTTATGAGTCAGTTAAGTCTCAGTGTGAGTCTAACGATGAATACTACGTTGAGTACGTTATAGATTGGGAGATAGTTGCAGACAACTACCTAACTGATTTTGAGCGTGACCAGTTAGAGTTTGAAGGCAAGATACGTTTTCCAGCAAAGCAGTTAGCAGCATAATCTAATAATAACGGGGCCACGGCCCCACGGAGTATGACATGACTGAATACACAGAATTTGACGGTGGACTTTACGGCACAGACCCAAGCTATATGGTCACAGTAGGTGGATCATCTTTAGGTATGACCTTTGGCTTAAAACACGCTTTAGAAGAT